ATGCATCCTCTAGGGCTATTTAATTCAGACATAGTAGTTGCGAGGCTACATTGAAATATTTATTCTTAATATTAATTATCTTTTTATTTATTAAACCTGTATGATAAACAATTTAAATTTATCACACAAATCGGCAAGCATTTATTTTTTATTGACCCCAGATAATTTTTGAGGTATAATATGAAACAGACCACAACAGAAATACTACATAAACATATCGAAGTTTTAAAACAGCAACTGGAGGAGTTAAAAGATGCCAACAGAGTGTTGCGAGAGAAACTATATGAGTTAAATTACAAGAAAGCTAACCAGGAGTGGGCTGAAAATGACTAATTTGTGGAAGAAAGAACGCAGACAAGCGTTTAATTATTTATTAAAACAGTACCTTCAAGAAGGCTACGATATCAAGGAAGCAAAATCATTAGCCAAGAAAGAGGTTGATGAAATCATGGCTGACAAAGAAGACTTTGTAGATAATTTATGGAAGGAGACTTACAGAGATGTCTAAGTGGAGAGTTGTTCTAAAAAAGAAACCATCAAATATTACTGTAGAAGAATTTAAAAGCAGGAAGGAGGCCGAAGAGGAAGTAGCTTGGCGAGAGAAACTCGCAACACATTTAAAAACTACATCTAAAAATCTTTACGAAATTCAAAAAATTAAGGAGACTTAAATGAGTGATGCTAAATGTATATCAAAGGGGCCATGTCCTAGCTGTGATTCAAGTGATGCGAATGCTCTGTATGATGACGGTCATTCCTACTGTTACAGTTGTGAAACTCGTTTTGATGAAGATAATAATTCAAAGGTTGTACCCATGACCAATACAAAAAGTCCTAGTCTTAAAACCAGTGGCGAGATATCTGCTATTGATGACCGACACATAGAACGAGACACTACTAGAACATTCAATGTTGAAATAATAAAATCTGGTAGTACAATTACCCATCATATCTATAAATATTTTGACTCAGATGGTAATCACATTGCCAACAAAATTAGAGAGGTTCAGGATAAAAAGTTCTGGTCTGAAGGAAATGTTGGTAAGTCTTTACTCTTTGGTGAAAATATATTTTCTGGTGGTGGTAAATATGTTACAGTCTGTGAGGGTGAGCTTGATGCTATGTCTGTCTATCAGATGAATGGTAAGTACCCCACAGTATCAATAAAGAACGGTGCTGCATCAGCAGTTGAGAACTGTAAGAAAGCATTTAACTATCTGAATAAATTTGAAACCGTAGTTCTGTGCTTTGACAATGATGCTCCAGGTAAGAAGGCGGCACAGGCAGTAGCTCAAATCTTTGAACCCAACAAATGTAAAATCCTATCTCTAAATCTTAAAGATCCTAATGAGTATCTGAAGGTGGGTAAGCGTGAGAAGTTCATGCAAGAGTGGTGGAATGCTAAACCCTACACACCTGCCGGTATTATCAATCTTGCTGATCTGGGCGATAGTCTTTATGAAGAAGAGTATTGTGAAACCTGTCTATATCCTTGGCCTAAACTTAATGACAAGACCTATGGTATGCGAACTGGAGAACTGGTCTGCTTTACCAGCGGTGCCGGTATGGGCAAGTCAAGTATAATCAGAGAACTAATGTATCATATCATGAATAGTACCAAGGATAACATAGGCGTGTTGTGCATGGAAGAGAACACCAAGAACACAGCCTTTAATATTATGAGTGTGGAGGCCAACGCTAGACTTTATATTAGGGAAATACGAGAACAGTTTACCCAGACACAGCTTAAAGAATGGCAGTCCAAGACAATAGATTCTGGTAGGTTCCTTGCCTTCGATCACTTTGGTTCCATCTCTAACGATGAAATACTGGATCGTGTTAGGTACATGGCTAAAGCCAGAGACTGTAAGTGGATTTTCCTAGACCATCTCTCTATACTGGTGTCAGGAAACGAGGAGTTTGGAGATGAAAGAAAGTCTATTGATGTTCTAATGACCAAGTTAAGATCTCTAGTAGAAGAGACAGGCATTGCCCTGTTACTTGTCTCACACCTACGTAGACCATCAGGTGATAGAGGTCATGAGGATGGCAAGGAAGTATCTCTCTCGCACCTAAGAGGATCAGCCAGCATAGCACACCTGTCCGACAGTGTAATAGCCTTGGAAAGAAACCAACAGGCTGATGACGAAACTGATGCCAACACAACCACAATTCGGGTCTTAAAGAATAGATACACAGGAGACACAGGTATTGCATGTTACCTCTTCTATGATAAAAATACTGGCAGAATGAACCAGATTGATAATCCTTTTATGGAGAATGATGATGCCTAATAAAGATCCAGAAAAACAAAATGAGTATAGTAAAAAATACCGTCTAGAAAATAAAGAAAAAATAAATGAGTATGGAAAAAAATACTATCAAGAAAATAAAGAAAAACGTACTGAGTCTTATAAAAAATACTATCAAGAAAATAAAGAAAAAATAAATGAACACAGTAAAGAATACTATCAAGAAAATAAAGAAAAAATAAATGAACAGACTAAACAATACCGTTTAGAAAATAAAGAAAAGTGGATGTGTAACACAAGTAAAGTAAGAGCTAAACAGAAGAACCTTCCTTTTAATCTTAGTACAGAATATCTTAAAGAAATATGGCCTGAAGATAACAAATGCCCAGCTTTAGGAATTACTATGAGGAAAGGAGATTTTTGTGTAACAGATCACTCTCCAACTTTAGATAGAATTATTCCTAAACTGGGGTATATAAAAGGAAATGTACAAGTTGTATCTGCTTTAGCTAATAGAATAATGTCTAATGCTACAGTAAATCAAGTTATGGCAGTAGCAAAACACTATGAAAAAATAACAAAGGAGTTAGAAAATGGTAAGAAAACCCTTCAGCAAAGATGAGTATGACAAAGCAGATAAGCCAGCAAAGAAACAAATGCTGGGCTGGTTGAGTCACAATATACCTGATCTTATAACTGATTCAAGAGAGAACTTTGGTTTTGATATAAGAGGCCAGCTAAATGGTGGCGCTACCAACCATTTCTATGAGGTTGAAGTAAAGTGGGGATGGGAAGGTGACTGGCCTGAACACTGGAAGGAATTACGCATTCCCTACAGAAAGAAAAGGCTGCTAGATAAATGGAAAAAGGATTTCAGAAATGCTGACCTGACCTTCGTTGTCTTTCGTAGTGACCTGAAGAAAGCATGGCATGTGCCAGGAGATGTTCTTCTTGAATCTGAAGTCAAGGAAGCATATAATAAAAACATAGCAAAGGGAGAAAAGTTTTATCATATTTTTACTGATTCAATTTACCAAGTGGATATGACTTATGACAACAGCGATAGTTGATATAGAAACAAATGGTCTTGATGACGCAACCAAGATACATTGTATTGTAGCAAGAGAAGAAGATTCTGGAAAGGAAAAAGTATGGATCAAGGAGCAGTGTGTAGATTTTGGTGAGTGGTCTAAGAAAATAAATAAATTTATTATGCACAATGGAATTAGTTTTGATGCTCCCCTTCTAAATAAATTTACAGGGTCTGCAATCAAAGCTGCCCAGATAAGGGATACTCTCTTAGAGTCACAGTTATTTAATCCCATCAGAGAGGGTGGTCATTCTCTTGAAGCCTGGGGAAAGAAACTAAAGTTTTTAAAGGGGGAGCATAAGGATTTCACAGTATTCACTAAAGAAATGCTACAGTATTGTAGGCGTGATACAGAACTCACTGGGAAGGTTGCTTCTACTTTGCTTGAAGAAGGCGAGAGATTTCCTTCCAGACCATATGAACTTGAAAGAAAAGTAAGACTTATTGTTGATCACCAGGAAAAGAATGGCTTTGCTTTTAATCTACCGGAAGCAATGATCTTATTGGCACAGTTGGAAGACGAACAATTTAATTTAGAGAAGCAGTCGCTTGAAATATTTCCACCCAAGATTTTCCAGCTTAAAACCAAGACAAAAGAAGAACCGTTTAATATTGCCAGCCGTAAACAGATTGCTGAAAGACTTATGGAGAAGGGGTGGAAGCCTACGAAGAAAACAGATAAGGGAAATATTATTATCAATGAAGAGGTTCTTGATAAAATTAAAATGGAAGAGGCCAGGATGTTTAGTCGGTACTTCCTTCTACAGAAACGTACAGGACTACTGAAGTCTTGGATAAAAGAATGTCAAGAGGATGGAAGAGTGAGGGGAAAGGTTCTTACTCTCAGGACTGTGACCGGCAGGATGGCACACTACTCTCCCAATATGGCCCAGGTTCCCGCTGTTTATTCACCCTACGGTAAAGAATGTAGAAGTCTATGGACTGTCACTAATCCAGATACCCATGTCTTGGTAGGTACTGATGCGTCTTCTCTAGAATTAAGATGCCTTGCTCATTATCTTGATGATAGAGGGTACATCAATGTGGTAGTCAACGGAGATATTCATACAGCCAACCAACGTGCGGCAGGATTGAAGACCAGAGATCAGGCTAAAACTTTTATCTATGCCTTTCTCTATGGTGCCGGTCCTGTTAAGCTAGGACAGATAGTAGGAGGAGGTGCCGCACAAGGTGCTAACCTTACTAAAAGATTCTTAGATAATGTTCCTAATCTAAAAACCCTAAGAAAAAATATTCAGGAAGCTGCCCAGGAGGGGCCAATAAGAGGAGTGGATGGTAGGCTTCTGCAAATAAGAAATGTCCATTCAAGTGTTAATACTCTCTTGCAAGGAGCGGGAGCAATTATTTGTAAGGAGTGGCTGGTTCATATGGACAAGTACATTAGAGGGACTGGCCTAGATGTTAAGTTAGTGGCATCAATTCACGATGAGTATCAATTTGAAGTAGCCAAGAAAGATGTCAATAGGTTTGGTCTAATTACCAAGTCAGCCATGAAGGATGCAGAGAGAGCATTAGAAATTAAATGTCCTCTTGACTGTGAATATAAAGCTGGTCAAACATGGAGCGAGACTCATTAGGAGTTACTAACGGAAAGTATTTAAAAGATTATGAAGATAGTTGTTGACATACTAAGTTATATATGCTATAATTCCACCACAATGAAAGGAGGTACAAACAACCCCTATTTTATTGTTATTAACCATATGATATTATCAAAAGGAGAAAAATTATGAGTAACCGTATTATTTCTGGTACTGCGTATTGGGCGCACATTCTTACACCCAATAAAAAGTTTAATGCCGATGGTGAATGGAGCATTGAAATCTGTAATCTTGATAAGAAGAATAAAGAGATTGCTGAAGCCGATGGTCTGACCATTAAGAATAAGGGCGATGACAGGGGTGACTTTGTTACCCTCAAGCAATATGCTCTTACCAAAGATGGAACACCTCGTCCTATGCCGGTAAAAGATTCTCTTCGTAACCCTTTTCCAGGGGATAAGAGAGTTGGCAACGGTTCCAAGGTGAATGCTTCTTATTTCCCGAAAGAGTATTCCGCCTATGGTGGAGGTGTGAAGGGATACCTTCTTGGTGTCCAAGTAGTAGACTTAGTAGAGTATCTTGGCGGCGGTGATGAATTTGCCGTAGTCGAAGATGGGTATGTTAACGAAACTGATGACATCCCCTTTGCATAGTCGTATAAATTAACCTAGTAAGGAGACTGGGGGGATGGTTAAGAAACTAATCATCCCCTCCTTTTTATCATGAAAAAAATAGATACACTTGTAGAAGATATTTATAGTTTATTCTCTCCAGACCCAGTTGATATGACTGAGGAGAAAATAGACGAACACATTAATAACTTTGGTGAAATGATTAAGGTACATATCAAAGAGTTTCTGTGTGGAGAACCCAGAGAGGTTGGTAACTTAAGACTATCGGCTATAGGGAAACCAGACAGACAGCTTTGGTATGACTTTAACAAACAACAAACCAGCATACCTATAAAATCTAGCACTAAAATTAAATTCTTGTACGGCTACATCTTAGAGGAACTTCTTCTTCTCTGTTCTTCCATTGCCGGTCATAAAGTTACTGACCAACAAAAGGAAGTTGAGCTTGAGGGAGTTAAAGGTCATCAAGATTCACTGATTGATGGTGTTCTGGTGGATTGCAAGAGTGCTTCTGGTCCTGGCTTTCAGAAGTTTAAAAATAATTCATTGAGCTATGACGATCCTTTTGGATACATAGCTCAAATATCAGCCTATGC